CAAAAAAGGGGGCGTGTTGGTTAAAGTCGAATCGTTCTAAGTTTTTCACCCCCTATCCCCCTTGCCGTGAAAGTTGTTGTTTTCTTTCATCGTCTTGCGGCTGTGGCAGCTCTGACACATCGGTTGAAGGTTGTCGGCACTATAAAATAATGTCAAATCCCCTCGATGTGGTATGATATGATCCGCAATGGTTGCTGGTCTGCCACAAATAAAGCACGTAGGATATTTTTTCAGAAAGGCGGCTCGCACTCTGCGCCACTCAGCTGACTCATACAGCCCGTGCCATTGCTTAGACTTACCGCGCTTTGTAAAGATTTTCCGCTTGTCCCGCTCTGCCTGCAGATGTAAATGATTCTGGCAGTAGTCCTTTCCTGGAACTGCAGCGCGTCCGCATCCAGCTTTAGCACACACCTTTGTTTTCATTCTCTGATTCCCTTAAAAGCTTATTGATATAAGCAACACCCTTCTGCAGTACAAGCGTTTTCAAACTTATCTTTGTTTCACCTGATGGAATGGTGTATTTCGTTTCAATTACCCGAAAGTAACCGCTGTCTATGTATTTCTGATATGGAATGTTATCCTGCTGTAAAATCTTTCTGTTGCGTAAGAACTCAAAAAGATTATTGCGGCCGATGTTACGATTCAAAACCTTTGCACAATTTCCGATGTCGATTGCATCCTTTGAGCTGCATATCTGATAAGCGAACTCTGCCGCCGGCTTAAGCTTTTCAATCTCTTTGTTTGCATCCTCAATACGTCTCTGCAGAATTGAGAAAGCCTGAGCAATCATCTGGTTTTCTTCTGCCACTGTTGAAACAGAATCTATCTGACGGCTCGAAAGGTTGTGATGCTCCTGAATGTGTTGCTTTACAAGCGTTGCCTGTTCTTCTGTAAATACAAAAGAGTTCTGGCCCCGAATCTTCACTTGCGAAAGTACATTCGCAAGTCCCAGCTTCTGAACTGCCAGCTGTACGGTTCTAGGCTCAACACCTAAGATGCCGGCAAGCTCTTTTGTTGTCACAATTCTGTTATCTTCTACGGTTGTACATAAGTCGTTCATAGTCTTTCCTCCCACAAAAAGATTTATTTACGAATATCCTTTTTGAATACAATGCACCATGCCAGGAACAAGCGTCTTTTGAGCGGAAGTTCCGGAAGCATTTCTGCGAACCAGTCCCATGTTTCAGTCATGTTTGTTCTTACAGCTTTTCTGATCTTCTTGTCGATTTTTCTTCCCATTTCGTTTTCCCCCTAAAACGGAATTTCTTCTGAACCGTCAAACATATCATTGCTGTATGATTCAGGCTCATTTTCAACGTAATCGCTAGGCGATTGCTGTTCCTGCGCTGGCCGGAAGTTGTTAGTGCCGAAAGGTGAAAGTGAAATTTCTGTCACCTTCACAACAATTGCCGTTCTTTTTGTTCCGGCTGTATCAGTCCAGCGCTGCTGTTTAAGTCTGCCCTGAACAGTAACGCGGCGGCCCTTCAAAAGATGCTTTGCCATGCTCTCGGCATAAGCGCCTTTTACCAGGCAATCAATAAAGCTCGGAATGTCCTGCCATTGCCCGTTCTGATCCTTGTAACTCTCGTTACTTGCAATAGTGAAACGGCAATACGGAGTGTTATCACTCCATCGCGACAGCTCGGCCGCTTTTACCAGATTTCCCTCGACAATTACAGAATTGATTGTTGCCATAACTTACTTCCCTGCCTTGCGGCTGTCTATAAACTCGCGTAATGCGGTTTCTGAATCCATGTCACTGCAGAAGATTGTGTATTTATGCCCTAAAACCTCGATTCTCATTCCTTCGCAGATAATAAGCTTTTTCTGTCTGCCCATTGCCTTTTTTGTCTGACTTCTAATCTGTCCTGTTGTCAGTTTCTTTGCTGCCTTCGGAATCTTTTCGCCGAACTGAGCCTCTAAGAGCTGAACAGCCTCGTACTGGTTTGCAACCCATGCGTCAGATTTATTAAAAATCGTTGCAATGGCATGCTGATTCAGATTCTTGTGTTTTTTCATGTCCTCGAAAATCTGAACAAGTTCCCATGCTGACATCTGTTTTCTCTGGACGTTTTCTGCAACCTGAGCTTCAAGAATGTCTCTTTCGCTCAATCCTTCTGCAATGTTGCACTCGATATGCGGTAAACCAAGCCTTTTTACAGCTTCAAAACGACGATGCCCCGCAATAACCACATAATTGCCATCATCCCGTTTCTGAACCAGAATCGGATTGAGTAAGCCCTGTCTGTCGATAGACTCTGCAAGCTCAGCAATTTCATTGTCGTGCTCGTTTCGGATGTTCTTTCCCTGCACAATTTTTGAAACTTCCAGCACTTTAAGCATTTTTTTTCCTCCTAGCAGAAAAACTTAAGAGCCTTCTGCGTAATGTTTTTTATATCGCTTATGCTTTCCTCGTTGTCTTTCATGGTCGTGTATTCCACGGCATGCCTCACACCGCCTTTAAGCACGGAAATGAAGCTCTTTTTTACAACGTAGCCCTTGCCGCGTTCATAACGGCGAAAGACATATAAAAAAGCATCTGCAACAATTTCATCCTGGCGCTCTTCGTCGAGCCATCCAAGACCGCCTTTTTTCATGCGCCGCCATAAAATGCGCCGCATAATCTTATAACTGAGCAAGTACAATTCTTGCCGCGCCGCCTTGTCTCCCTCTTTCAGGTATTTGTACTGCAGATTGAACAGCTTCTCGCTGTCGTTTTTTGGATTCTCGAAGTAGGGGAGTTCTGCCTCACTGTAGAACTGCTCCCGCTTAGCCTTTTCCTTCTGCTCGAAATATTGCAAGTTTTCGGCAGTAATGGCTTCAACGTCGAACAAGTCCGACTGAACTACCTGTTTCACGCTCCCACTCCTTAAGGTGCTCTGCAATACGCTGATACAGAAACATGCCGCACTCGTCTTTATTCCTGCAGCGTTCATCCCAGCCCATTTCTCGACACACAGCACACGGAAAATAAAAGCTGAGACCTCGCTGAATTACTACGCGGTCGTGTAGAATCTTCGGCGATTCCGGCCACGGCTTTTGATTTTCCTGCATCAGTTACCCCCGTTTTTACACTTCATCTTGATGGCAAAAAGCTTCTGCGCTCTTGCCGGATCATCTGGGTCTATTCCGTTCCGGATATACTCGGCTTCAATCGGATTTCCCAGTTCCTCGCGCTCTTTCATGCACTCTTCGTAGTCTTTTTTAGCCTGCGCCACGGCATCAAGCGGCTTCGGTTCCTTTGGTGTTCCGTAGATTCTCGAAACGCGGCTTAAAAGCTGCGCCCATACCGCCTCTTTTGCCATGTAAGCCGGAAAGAGCGGAATATTGCGCCAGCGGTCACCCTCTGGGGCATCGTGCATGGCCTTAAACTCGATGGTGATCTTCTTTGCCAGGTCGAGCGCCTGCGCCTGAGACTGCGTGCCGGCCAAGATATCACCGGCAATTGCCTCAACCGTTTTCAAGCCCTTTGTAACGTTGTAAGAAACGTTGTATTCAGTGAAGAACTTGTTGAGCACCTCGACAACCTCCCCCCTGTTTTTTTCGTCACTTGTTGGCACAAAACTTGCGTCTCCTGTTTCTCTATCACTGTCACCAGCTTCGAGAGTTTCATCTGTGGTTTCAGATTCAGGAACAACAGTCCAGTTAGGAATCTCCATCAGCTTTTCTTGTGTGTTTTGATTCTGTTGTGAATCTTCATTGCTCTTGGAGCCGGCGGCTGAAGAATCCGTAATTGATTCGCAAGCCGCCGGCGAAATCTCTCCCTCCACACCTTCTACTCTTGTGTGTGTGGTCTTTTCTCCCTCTGGTTTAATCTGTTCTGCTCTGGTCTCTCTTATCTGTTCTCTTCTTATCTGCGGAATCGCGTTTTCGGCGGGCCGTATAGTGTTAAAACACTCGTTAACGCGGGGTTGTATAGTGTTAGAACACTCGGCGGATGTATCGGCTATGTTTTTTGATAGCGTGTCTACATTTTTATACGGAGCAAAAAAAGAAGATTCATCGAGCTTCTTTTTCCATATCTCCTGAGCCTGCGCAAAGCGGTTTTTCAGGCTCTTGCCGTTTTGGCGCGTTGTGTATTCCCACTCAGCGAACAGATAAACAGTTGAATTTGGAACATGCGCAAAAATGCGGAATTTCACCATTGCAGAAGCAACCAGCTGAACGATTTCGGGGCTGTTTGCTTTAATCAGGGCGGCGAACTCTTCGCCGTCTCCGATGTCAAAAATGCCGTCGTCATCTGCCTTTGTAGCTCCTGCAAGATACAGTAAAACTGGCGCGGCGCGGAGTTCCGGAGCAAGTTCTGCCTCGGCGCGGATCATAGCCTTATTTTCAAGTAAATCTGTTGGAATCTTTGCCCAAGGCTTACTGTTGAAAAAACTCATGCTGCATCCTCCTTCTTTTCGCTCTTGCGCTGGCGCGGTTTTGATTTTTTGAATTTTGATTTTGGAACTGTTTCAAGCCATTTATTAAATGCTTCTTTTACTTCGTCTGACGGTGTACAGTTGGCGCGGTCAATCTCGTTTGCGTAGAACTGGCCAATCTTTCCGGTTGGATAAACCTGAGCTGTTGCTACCGGCTCACCATCTTTCTGAATGAAAACGATTGTATAATTGCCGTCTGCAGTGCCCTGATAATATCCGGATGCACAAATACACTGATGCAGAGCCTTTGCCTGTCGTTCCCATTCTGCATAGTCAGAAGTCACAAAAATAGAATATCCATCTACAGTGCCATTGACCTTTTCAAACTTTTTGACAATACGCTGGAAAGCTTTTTTCTTAGCGTTAAGTCTTTTTTCTTCCGCCTTCTTTTCTGCAAGTCTGCGGGCCTCTTGTTTTATGCGCTCTTCTTCTAAAAGTCTGTCGTGGAATGCCTGAATGTCTGAAGGGTAGCGCCAGTATTCATCCTTGCAGTTGTGGTCACTTCTGAATAACATTCTGATGTAATCGTTATAAACATTGATAAGCTCATTAAAAGCGCGTTTTTCATCTTCATAAGATGACTTGAATTTCTTCTGCTGCTTTCTCATGTACTTGTAATCTTCATAACTTATACACGGATACCAGCCACGCGGATTTTTTGAACGGTGCCATGATGGAATTACCTGAAGGTATACGCCATAATCAACCGGATCATTCGACCGCATAGCCTCTCTGATTTCTCTGAAGCTTAAATCTTTGAACTGCGGATTCTGTCGCATGAAGTTGCAAGTTGCTTTCTGGTTCTTTTCTGACAAGCGCCAGAAACTGCCGTTCATTGCCACTTTTTCAAATCCGGCAGCAAGAATGAGTTCTACATCGTGATGCGGAATCCACATCTGCAGTTTTTTCATTAAATCTCTCTTGTCTGCCATTTTGTACTTTTTAAGAACGTACTTAAAATCGGGATAGAAGCTGCATACCAGTTCTTCCTCGGCTTTTGTTACGTTGTCCGACCATCCGACCGAGCTGAGGCGGCCCATTGCCGAAAATCCTTCTTCCTCGGCAATTGAATTGTCAAAATACCAGCTGTTTACGTTCTGATTTCTCGGAAGCCCCGGAAATGCTACCGCATAGCCTCCCCACATCGAACTATAGAGATTCTGGCACCAGGATTCTTTTGCATCGCTTTCCTTGTATACATCCACAGAATAAAGCTTGCTGCCCTTGTGCTTCGATTTCCATTCAGCTGTTACTATTCTGACAATCTGACCGTTTTCAGCTTCGATTCTGTCATGCCAATCTGTAGGTTGGTGCATCTTTCTACACCTCCCTAAAAACCGAACAGAAGGCCGTTGCCGTCTGCATCGTATTTGGTTTCAGTAGTTTCCGGCTTTTCGTTTTCTGATTCGGACTTTGCCTCTGTCGCTGTTTCCGCGCCGTTTTCTTCTGCAACCTGTTCCGGCTCTTCGCCGAAAACCTCAAACCCGTACTTGTCGCGAACAACTTCGTTTTCGTTGTCGGCCGGCTGGTTTTCTGTCGCCGCCGGTTCCGTTTCTGCCTCGCTGTTCTCAACCGATACAGATTCCCCCTCTGTCTCGTCTGCCTGATGGTTCATGGCCGGATTTTCGTTTTCTGGTTCAGCTTCCTCGCATGGAGTTCCTGAGTTTTCGTTGTCGGCCTCTGCAGTTGTTTCTTCTGTTTCTGCTTCCGGTTCCGTTTCTGCCTCAGTTTCAGCTTCTTCCGCTGTTTCTGCTCCGGTCGTTTTTACCGCTGGCGGCTCGTCAGCCGTTTTCGGTAAAATATCTAAATAGAAATCCCGCGCCATTTTGAAAACAATTGCATCGTCAATAGTTGCCGAACTACCGCATCCGGTAGCCTTTACGGCATCCTTAATGAAGTTATAACAATCGTCTATCTTCTCAGGGCGATAGAGTTCCTTAAGAGCAGCATCTTCTTTTGTCTGCTCCTCCAAATATGCCTTTATCCTGTTCTTTGCATCAGTTTCGATTTTGCCGAACTGGGATAAATAAGCTTTATAATCAATTTTGTTTGCCATTGTTTATGATTCCCTAAAACTTTCACTTATAACTTCCTTGATGTCAGGAAGTTCCACATTCAGATAATAGACCGCACTTTCATAGATGCGCTTTCCTATGTATCTGCTACCTTTTCGCCGCTTTGCCGCTTTTTTGGAATAAAGCCTTATGTCGCTTTCTGCCTGAAACTTCATTGCCGCTAAAAGCTTAATAGTTGCCTTTTTATCTAACCGCTCAATCATAAGCTCATATTTTGTAATCGAAGTAATACCCGAAAGTAGGCAAGCGCTTTGTCCCGTGAACTAAAACTCTTGTTATCGTACTCGGAAGAATGCCGAAGTATTTAGCACAAGAAAGCACACTCTTGAATTCAAGCTCACGGCCTCCGGCTTTTCTTACTGGCTCGCTCGGAATTGCTATAACTGCCTTAGGCGGTTGTCCTTTTGCTTTCCCTGGCATCGTTTTCTTCCTTCAGCTTATAAGCTGCGCGATCTTCCCACTCCGCAACAGTCTGGCGGAACTTTTCAAGCCTTTCAGTTTTTGCGCTGCCGGCTGGGGCTGCGGCATCAATCGCAAGGCAGTTCTGTTTCTTCTGAAAAAATCCTTCTTCTGCAGCTGAATAAACATCTGCAAGAACAGGATCATCAGAATGGATAACTTTAAGTGCATTGCAAGCCTTCAAACAAAGGTTCTGCATTTCATCAAGATAGTTGTAATAATTCATGCTCTTTTCTCCTTGCGCTGAATGTGGGCTTCCAGATAAGCCTCCAAATCCTCTATACGATAGAGTCGAAGTCCGTTGATTTTGATATACGGAATATCAGAATTGAACAGCGATGTTCGACCCATAGAAAGCATTTCGCACGCTTCGCCGACGCGAACGCACAATCTTTTTCTTTCCATATCCGACCTCCTTATGGAAAAGAAAGGGGAGGCGGTTCTGCATCCAAATTAAGATGCAACGCACCTTTGCAAAACCGCACCCCTAAGGTTTTTATATGACATCCGCGCCAGATGAGAGCGCCCAGCGCAGCAATGCCCAGAAAAAAAACAAGCCGTGAAGCGGAGGGGTCGAGACCTCGGCTTGCACGGCCTATATGTAAAACTTCCCGCCCGCCGGTAAGTGGAACAAGAAAGTAATTACCTGATTAAATCTCGACCTATTGACTTGTCAATTCTTAATAAGTCCGTCAAGACTTATTAAGAACTGCTACTATAGTAGCAGTCAAAAGTACGTTTTCCGTACTTTGTAATGTAAATATATAACGTAAAGCGTACTTTGTCAAATAAAAAAATACGGTTTCCGTACATTTTTTTCGATGATTATAATGAGGTTTTTATATGACAGAGTTTAATAATACTTTTATGGATAGGGTGGAGTCTGTCCTGAAAGAAAGGAATTTGACTCAAAAAGAACTTGCAGAAAGTCTGAACTTAAGGCGACCTACTTTGTCAGACTGGAAGAAGAACGGAGCAGTGCCGGCCGGTGATATCTGCCTGAGAATAGCGGAATATCTGAACGTCTCTGTAGAATGGCTTATAAGCGGAAAGGAAAGCGGGCTGAGCAATGAGGAAAAATGGCTTCTTGCACAATGGGGCCAGCTCGACCCCACACAGCAAGACACGGTGCGCACGCTCCTGGATAAATGGGAAGCCGACCGCACCGCAAGGGAAAAGAAAGAATTAAACGCTTAAAAGGTTGGCGGATAATTTAAGGGAAATAAAAATAGGGGAAATTTTCCTCTAATTTCCCCTGATTTCCCTAATCTATTACTTGTCCGAAAACCGCCGTCTGGGCTGTCATAATCACTTTTGCTTCTTCCAGCGTCTGATGCGCTGAATAATGTTCCAGCATTTCGGGTGTTTTGTGGCCCGTCTGGCTCTGCAGAGCTTTCTGATTCACCCGATCTACCATGTATGTTGTGTAAAAATGGCGCCACGCATGGAAAGTTATCTGTTTTGCTGATTCTTTTTCCATTCCGGCCGAAACAAGCGCACGGCGGAAGAATTTCAGAAAGATTTTGTTATCAATGGGCTTATCTGGACATAAACCCCAGAAGATAAAGCCCGCGCCGTTGGTGTACGGGTTTGTTTGTGCATAATGTCTCAGCTGTTCCATAATAAACGGGAAGGGAACCCAGACCCGCCGCTCTTCGCCGTTTTTTGTGCACTTCAACCCGTCTTTCATGTTATACGAATGTCGAACGTATATGCTGCAATCTTCCAGATCATCAGCTGTGAGGGCGAGAATCTCACCGCAGCGCATGCCCGTACACATTGCCAGCATGGATGCAAGCCGCGCCATGTCGTTGCCCCAGGATACGCGAAAAACACTGCGGGCCATTTCCATTGTCAGAATTATGCGCTTTTTATATTCTGCCTTGTACATTATCCAGCCGCGTGAAAGGTCGCGGTTTATGAGCTCGTTGTTATAGGCCCATTTAAGCGGAGTGAGGACGGAGCGGAGTATATGATTTTTTGTATTGCCATTGAGGGGAAGCTGGTCGAGGCGGTTGAACTGGGCCTGTATATCCTGGCGGGTAAGTTCTCCGAGCTTCTTGTCTTTGAGGATTTCTGACCAGTGCCGGAGTATAAAGGCGGCTGAGTTTTCGCGGTGCTTTTTATGGATGACCTGCCCCTTGCGCTGCTTTTCTTTGAGATATTCGGAAAGCTCCGGATTCCAGAAATCAACAAGCCATTGAAGGGCCGGTGTATTTGCAAGGCTTGAATCATTGAGAACGAAGCTTGTAAGAAATCCCTTGCGCTGAAAATCTTCAAGGAACTTCTGAACATCTGCCTGAGTGTACTCGGATTTTCTGAGCGTGTCATAATAGGAAAGCTGGTCTATCTCTGCAGATTTTTCGTTGTACAAGTCCCACGCTTTGCGGAGCGCTCTGTTGTAGTTCTTTTCTTTTGTGGAAATCCACGACATGAATTTTCCGGTTCGTTCATTACGGAATCGGACGTAATAGAAAGGCGAGTCACCTCGCACTGTGAGAGAGAAGGGAAGTTTTGTCATAAAATAACCTCGATTAAAAGTAATTTCTTAATCAGGTTATTACTTTATTCCACTGTTACCGGCGGGCGGAATATTTATGTACCACTTTGTGTACCAGTTGAAGAAAACAGCGGATTCAGGCAATTTCTTGACGCTTACCTAAAATGCTAATTCTTTATAATACACGGATTTAAGTAGTATGACGCTTGGCAGAATCGAACTGTCGACCTACTGCTTAGAAGATTTTAAAATTGACAGTTCAATACAATCCGCAAGCGTCCTAATAACCTGCTATTTCTTTATACTATAATATTTTGCTATCCGCAACCGTTCAAACTGATGTATTTTAATACAATTCACGACGCGGAATTTGTACCAGTTTTGTGTACCAGTCCATCAGGAATGTCGCTGTCCTTAATTACAGTAAAAGAATATTTTGAGGGTAGAACGTCCTTCTCTTCTACGTTGTACCACTGCGCAAGTATCTTTCTGATGTCGGCTCTCGACAATACAACAGCTTCTTTCATTCTAACTCCGCAAGCTGATTTTGAAGCTCGTTAATCTGATTTCGTACCTGCTGGCGTGCTGCCATCAGTTCGTTAAGGTCATAAGGGAGCGGCTGATCCTGCAGCTTTGCTTCATAGCACTTTATAACCTTCCAGTCTCCAATAGCCGAATTTGGAGCACCGAGTTCTGCGACAAGCTCTCTTATTTGTCCCTCGATGCGTGTACGTTCCATTTCTCTTTCGAGCTGGTTTTCGTGTTGGTTTTTCATTCTTACCTCCAAAAAGTTCTTTTAAAAGAAGGTCAGTATTCCTGACACTTCTGTAACAATCATATTTGATTATATTTCCCCGCCAGCTGCGATATTGTTCATAAACCTGTTCTTTTGTCATTTGTTTCTGATGATACAGATTATAGAATCGCTTAAGTCTCTGACGTTCCCTGTTTACGCTCTTTCTTACCGGAATAACAAGAACTCTGCCTGAATCAGTGAGGCGGTAGCGCATCTGTAAAAACTTGAATCCGTTCTTCAACCCGACAATCTGAGTTTTCTTTTTATTGATTACGATGCCGAGGCTGTCGGCAATTACACTGTATTCTTCAAGAAGCTTTTTAAGAAATTCCTTGTCGTGATGGATAATATAAGTGTCGTCCATATATCTGCCGTAATACTTACAGCTTTTTACTGTCTTGCAAAACTGGTCGAGCTCTGTCGGGTAATATATGCCGACAGTCTGTGAAAGCTGGCTTCCGATTCCTACTCCCTTTTCGCCCTCGAAAGTGTCTATCAGATAGCATACAAGATTCATTACTTTTTCATCATGGATTTTCTCAGCAAGTTTTATTTTCAATACGTCGTGCGGTATGTTATCGAAATATTTTGAGAAGTCGATTAAAAGAACATACCCGTTCTTTCCGTGCTCCCTGTAATACTTTGTAAGGTGTGTTTTTAATCTGCGGCGCGAAAAGTCTATTCCTTTTCCTTTCATACTTGCACCGTTATCATAAATAAGGTGAGGTGTTAGTTCCGGATTCAGTACAAAATCACACAGAGCTCTCTGCAGTACACGGTCAGAAATGTGCATTGATTTAATATGCCTTACCTTGCCGCGTTCGTTCAGCTCGAACTCAAAGAAAGGTTTCTGTCTATAGGTCTGATTTTCAAGCATCGTTTTAAGCATTATGAGATTTTCAAAAACATGGCACTCATAGCGCTGCACACTTTCTTTCCAGTCAACACCGCTTTTGCATCTGAGAAAAGCCTCGTATAAATTATTCAAATCCGTTAAGCGTGAATACAAGTCTTTCAATTCATACACCTTATTTTTAAATAAAAAAAAGTGATGGATGTTTACAGCAATAATTACCGTAGTAAATTGCATCATCCATCTTATTTGCCTTTTCAGGTCTGGACTCCGCTTCCTTCGCATTGTGCGCAAGCTTAAAAGCCTATTGCACACGATTCAAATCGGGGGCGAACATAATTGTTCGTATTTCCAGCGTTCGTATTGTTGGCATTGCCGTTGTTGTTGACATTGCAGAAGTTGGACGACGACGCTAGCAAGCTGAGTCCGTATTTTTATGCCGTCTTCCGGCGTTTGTTATCGCTTTGCCTCCATCCTTTTAATAAATGAACTTCGCGCTCGATGTTTTCCAGCACCGGCGCAAGCTTGTTCAGGTCTTGCGGAAATATGCTCTGAACATACTGCAATTCCTGATATAAACCATAACAGCAGCTTATAGCCTTATCCTGATACTGACGTCTCAAATCCCACTCGGCGGGTATCAATGGATAAATGCTGTTTGCTTCTGTTATGTAAGTTATCAAATCCCATAAATGCCGGCTGAGATATTTCTGCTCGGTATTTATAAACCATTCAGGCATTTCTGATTCAAACTGCCGGCCCGTAGTCTTACCGTATTTTTCAAAAATATCGTTAATCAGCTTCTGATCTTCAGCTGATATATCTTTTATAACATGATTGATTGTTCTGAGATTTCTTTTCGTGCCAAAATCGCGCAGCATAATCTGCGTTAAGTCTCGGCGGATAAATATAGCAAGCTTGTAATATTCCATGTTGCTTAACGTCCGCAGATTCTTCAAAACGCTCATAGTATATTTTCCTTTTTTAATTAAATATTTTTAATTTAATAATATAGTCACCCGACACCCCGCAAGGGGTGTCGGAGTAAGGTGCCGCTACGGGCTACGCCCTACGCTCCGAGTACGAAGCGGGGGCGAACATAACGGTACGCATTTCCAGCGTCCGTATTGCCGGCAATGCCGTTGTCGTAGACATGGCAGAAGGTGGACGACGACGCTACATCCTTCAACCAGTAGTACGCGCTTCTGTTGTTAATTGCTTTTTTCGAGAAGGTAAAAAGAGGAAGCTGTTTGCACGCAGTTCCAGTGTCGAATCCAGAAGAACTCCATACAATTGAGCCGTATACTTCAACCTCACTCATTAAGCAAGCCTGACAACTATACCATCCCCAGTTATTTGATGCACCTGTTGCGCTTCCGTAACGGTTGTATAAAGATGTACCCACACCGCTGCTCAACAGTTCTCTTGTTGTTTTTAAGTGTGTGCCAAACTCAGCATAAAGCTGCTGGTTAATTGTCGCACCGCTTGCAGTGCTTCCAGAAGAAACAACCGCGCCGAGTGTAGAGGCGTGCATTTCACTTGAAACATAACCGCCCGATGTCGTATGAGAAGAATTCATTCTCTTTCGTCCGAAATGGAAGTCACCTGTTTCTCCCTTTCCTGGAATCATCACAAGATGATTATAATCTACAGCTGTATCACCATTGCCCATAAGGGTATTGATTCCCGCAATAGTAACCCATTGTGAACCGGTTGTTGCATATTGCGAATCCTGATTCGGTGCGGTAATTGCACGCGACATCTGGAAATAATCTCCGACGTAAATATCTTCAAGAAGAGTAAAGCCGTCAGTACCGTTCAGGCGTTTCCATAAAGTGCCGTCAGTATAGTATGAAGTGATGTCTTTACCTAATACACCGTTAATCCATCGCGGAATATTGTGATCAAACTCATTTGTTGCCGCAACAAGCGGAGCAAGAGCCGTTGCAACCGCTCCGCTTGTAACCGGAGCAGCTGAGCCCGTAGTTACTACAGTATCAAGACTGCTCGCAGTAGCTGAGATTTTTCCGTCTGCCTCACTGATAGCAGAAATGTATTTTCCGCTTCCGCCGACACTGGCAACATCCAGAGCGGCAATTTTATTGTCAATTGCAGTGCCAAGGTCGCCACCATCTGCAGCTTTCTTGTTCGTAGCGTCCCATGTTAAAAGATGGCCGCCTGTAAGGTCTGCCTCTTCGGCTCTCGTAAGAAGCGGCTGAGTGTCGCCGTCGTCGCCGACGCGGGCGGTGCCGGTGCTGTCGAAAGCAAGAACTCCGTCGTCACCGTCGAGGTTGTAGTGCTCGGCTTTGATGCCGGAAAGCTCGCCGGTTGCAAGCGGTGACTGAGCGCCGTCGCGGGTGATGATCATATCTTTCTTTGTGTAAAGCTTTTCTGCATGGGTTTCGTATGAAGTGCCCTGCTGGTAAATGTCACCGGTAACTGTAAGGTCACCCTGAACGCTTGTATTTCCGCCGAGGGTTCCGCCGGATGCTGCAAGGTCGTTTGTGATTACAGCTGTACTGTCGTTTACAGTGATTCCGGTTCCGCCTGTGTAGCTTCTGCCTCCAATCTGACCGCGTGAACGGTTGTTTCCGTCTTTAATCAGATAGTAACCCTGATAAATATCATTTACAGTGTTGTAAAGATACAAAACACGCTCTTCCATGTTTGCAACTTCCGGAACCGCGTTCACAACTACAAAGCGTGTAAACATGGTCAAATCCAGATTGCCGGATGTATGAATGTTATCAACAACGATTCCATCCTCAAAAGTTTTTACACCCGCAATGTTCTGGGCCGAGGTGTTTACAAAGCCCCTTGCAGCTGAACCTGCATCCGGTGACTTTGCAAGAAGCTTCTCAACGGTGATTTTTTTATCAACGCTGGTTTCATCTGATACATCAACTAAATGGAGCAAGTCTCTGCTCGCATTTACCTGTTCACTCTCCATTGATTCAAGGTCTGTAACTCTTGCCATAATTTATTCTCCTTTTTATTTAATTAGTTATCATAAAAATAAACTCTGTCACTGCGAGTCTCTTGATGTGGCGGGTCATAATCTAAGAAGTTATAAAAATCAACTTGTGTTCCGTTAATTGAAACAGTAACGTCTTGATCACCGTATGGGCCAGCACTACTTCCGCCGCCAGCAATTGCAATATTGTCACAAGGCGAGGTATAATATTTTGTTACCGGTGTAATAGTTGAAGAACCGCTTCGTTTATGGGTTGTTACTGTAATTGAAGCACTGTTTCCACCTGAATAAGAATCTTTTCTGGAAGTTGCTGAAACTGTCAAATTTGCTCCCCAAACTTGACCTCGACCTGATCCAGCACTCCAATAGTAAATGCTCCAATCAACATAACATTCGTCATCAAAAACAGTTGTTCCGTTTACTGTTACCTTGTGAACTATTGTATTATTAAAAAGAACCTTCTTGACTCCCGTATTATTGACTTTCAACATTTCACAAGCCCCTTACTGTTTTGTAATAGAAAGCGTTGCTGTTCCATAATCAAAAGAAATAGCAGTAATCTTAAATCCGTTAATATCAACTGCCTTTCCCTTTACAGTTCCATTTGAGGAAGTAATGTTTCCAGAAGTGCTGAAGCTTGCAGCGCTCAAATCTCCTGTTATAGTTGAAGTTCCTCCTACAGTCTGGTTTCCGGTAACTCCAAGAGCTCCGCCCACTGTCGCATCACCAGTAACCCCTAAATCATCCCCGACAGAAACGTCTCCTGTGGCTGTAATATCTCCGCCAGAGCTGACATCTCCGGCAACAGAAAGAACTCCTGCTGTATTGCCGGCTTTTGAACCGATAGACACATCGCCATTGATACGCATAGTTTCTGCCGGCACCTGAGCTGAATCTTCAGTTGCTGTTGTTTCCGGATTCACTTCTATGAAGTTTCTGCCGGTGAGCTTATTCTTGATGTAGAAAACACCCTTGATGATGGAATTGATTGCGGTAACGATAAAGTTTGCAATCTTGAAATAAATACCTCTCTGCAGAGTTACTGAACCGCTGACATCCTGGTGAGTGTCCGGATCATTGTAGTTATAATTATAGGTTGTTGTTTTAGAGAGATAGTGCATATATTCTGCTTCTGTGTTTGTCTTGCCGGTTGCAAGCTCAAACATTTCGGCATCAATATCGTTTCCGATTCTGAATTCTGGGTTATCTGAATCAAGCCCCTTCCAGAAGTTGTCTGCTGTCTGCTTTGGCATTCCCCAGTTTTTATTCTTAATATAATAAGTGCCTTCGTCGAATGTCTCTGCAGTTGGCTGAATAACCGGCTTTACATAGGTTTGAGTTTCTGAATCATAAACGTAATATTCAACGCCTTCCTGGTAAATGCTGGCAAGCACAAATTCAACAGTATCAATTTCCGCGCCGTAAATACTGCCGATAAAGGCTCCTGTTGTGGTGAGGTTTCGGGAATAAAGCTTTTCTGCAGTAACGCAGTTCGCGTGAAGCTTGTCGATTGTGACTGCTTCATCTGCAAGCTTGTTTGTAATAATGGCAGCATCTACAATGTCATAAGCGCTTGTTGCCTTTGCGGTAATAAGCACCTGAGAGAACTCTTCACTTCTTACGCCGGTTGTAGCGTTCAAACACCAAATACGATAATAATAGTTTGTATCAATTGCCTGTGTGATTGCAGAGCCGGAAATCACTTCGAGATCAATATCTACCGCGCCGCCGACATTTGCCTTTAATCTTTCAAGCACACCTTCGCCACGGTGTACTTCAAGAAATGCTTCTGCAAGCTGTTTTTCGAGCGGAAGGGTCTGTGTAAAGCTGTTTGTACTTCTCAGAAAGTAATAGGTTACACCGTCGACAATAAACGGGTCGGTAGCGTTTACGTCTTTGTAAGCGGTTGCTCCGCTGTATGGATCAGACTGTAAATCCGGCTTAAACCAGATAGGATCATCTGCTTCGTATTCGTCGTATCTTTGAATTGAAACTAAAAAGACTACTTCACCATAGCAAGCCTGACGCTGTGAAAAGTTAAGTGTTATTGTTCTGTGATTGATTCTCGGATTCGCAACAATAGGCTGCTGTGGTATCCATGTACCGTACTCAGATGTATCAACAGAATAAACAACAGCCCATTCAATGCTCTTCTTGCCGTAAATATTTTCCGCCTTAACCCTGAACTGCCATGTAGACAAATCTTCTGCCTCTGGGTATCCATCAGCACCTTCGCCAGTGCGAACGAAAGTATAGAAACTCTGGTTTGCAGCTGATGGAGCAAGAGCCGTCCATGTTTCGCCGGAATCTTTTGAAACTTCAATAAGATAATGCTTGATTGAATCTGCAAGGCCCGTTGATGGAATAGAATCCCATCTTACTGTAATTCCGCTCTCGGATGCCTGAGCAGTTACGTTCTGGACGTTACTAGGTTCCGAAATTTCATCTGGTCTTGTAAGGATGCCGTTAAGGCTGTTATTCATCTGACCGCGGAGCTCATTCAAGTCGTCCAGTGTAACTGACTTCTCTCTCTGCTGTGGTCGGGTGATATTGCTCTTATAAGTTGGAAGCGGAACGCCGGCCGGTGTATATGCGTATACCTCTTCGTTGTAATCTCTGAGTGAAAGTGTAAAACCGTCTTTTCCGTTTGGCTCTACACCGTATATTTTCATAACATTTGTAATCTTCGAGAATCGGCCGTTTTCGTCCAGAAGCCCGAAAGAAAGATGATTGCCACGCTCCGGAAGGATTGTTTCTCCGGAAAGCGAAAGCGGTTCTGCGAAAGTAAGTATTCTTGTACTGCTTGTTGAGGTTTCATTTGTAACCTCTGCAGAGTACATTTTATGGCCGTATGCGGTTGTAGCCTGAATTATAACACCGTAGCGCTGATTCTGTACAAAATCAACCAGATCAGAAATTTCTATCTCGGTAATTTCAAGACTTGCATTGTATCTGATGGCTTTAATTACAGAGCTTCTTAAGCCTTGCAGAAGGTGCGGAAGCTGCAAAAGCACGGTAGAGTAGAGCGGGTAATAATCGCCTTCATGGCCTACATCAACCCTGATTTCCCTCGGCTGAAGCTGTCTCTGGCGAAGCTGACGCTGTGCTATCTTGTATGCGTGTTCGTAAGTTGTAGCATATTCAATGGCCAGTGTATCTACTGTGTCGTTAATGTAATCATAACCGCCACCGTCAAGCATTGAATAGAAGGTGTCAACAGTCCATGAGTCGCGGTTTGTAAATGTAACCTTTGAACCGTCTACTTTCTTTGCAAGGCTCTTTGAAAATGAGAATGAAACAATATTTTCTGCATTAAGCAGCGCGACCGGATTCTCTTCTTCCTTATCAATGCAAACTTCGTAGAGTCCTTCGTTGTTAATGATGATGGAAGCATTACAGAGCTTAAGGATACGCTCAACTACATCCTTCTTCTTTTCGCTCTGTGTAATAATACCGTCACAATAAAAATTGTTTTCTGCGCAGTATTCGTACAGAGCCCCGAAAGATGCAAGTTTTATTTCGCTATCCTGCAGCTGGCTCGGCTTGTGTACGTCGCTTGTTAAAACTTCCAGAAGCCACGAAGCGGGGTTTCTGGTTGCAGATTTTGCAGAGCTCCATTCGGTGCCGTTCCATGTCCGCGCCGCTGCCTCTGTAATACAGTGAAGCTCGTCGAGGATGTCCTGTGTGCTGTCATCCGCAATAATTCTGTATGCAACCCTTGTTGTTTTGTTAATCAGTTCCGCTTCTTCTATGAGGCATGCTTCAAGAGTGCTGGAAGTTGATTTTTGCGCATCATAGCTGAATGTCTGATACCACAAGAGAGCACAATCTTCCTGAGTATTGCTTTCTTCTTTCGGTGTTTCTTTTACAACTTTAATCGAAATCTGTTTTCCGTAGCTTTCTGCAGCTGTAAACGTCTTTTCTGCAACAAAGCGGATGTTATGATTAACGTTACGCTTAAACACATTGTAGTATGTTGTTGTTGCTCCTGTTTCCTGATCCTGAATATTCTCGGTTTCTGAACCGGCAAAAATAAACATGTGCCATGTCTGCCCGCCATCGTTTGACCAGTAAGGGCAAACCTGCGCTCGTCTTGTTGTCCAGTTTCCGGAATCAGAATTGTATTTTCTCAATGAAGAAAACTGAATACAAACCTGTATTTTCATGGCATTGTCTGCCGCCTGAACGATGACCGGAACTGCATCTTTTCCGTAATCGTGTTTAAGCTCCGCGCCGGCATAGGTAGCGCTTACTTTCTGCATACAGTTTGCAAGTGAAAGCCACTCGCCAGGCTGACGAACTTCTACACGGTTTGCATTGTTCTGGAAATAAATAGAGCTGGAATCGAAAGGAAGCTCGCCGTCAATTCCGCCGCTTCTTGTACAGATTGCCTCATTGCCGATTAAAATTTTTGTTATCTTCTGAGAGTTGAAACCACAAGAGAAAGCAGCGCTGTAATATGAATCAACTCCATCGGTTCCGCCGATGCTGTAAAATCCGTCTGTCAGATTGTAAGGCGTATTATATACCGAACCCATTAAGAACTGAACGGCTTCGCCCAGAGCTTTGCGGTTCTTTGCTCCACGAATAAACGGAAGCTGCTGTGTCTGCTGGGCAAGATTCTGCGCATCCCTCTGCGCTTTTTCCATCTGCTTTTTTGCTTCTTCTGACTGTTTCTTTGCATAAATAGCAGAGCCGACACCGACACCTACGGCAATAACTGCACAAACAATGGCAATTCCAGCAATTACTGCAGTAGAGCCAGGAACCTTGCGAACATATAAAACATCATCCTCTGTAACCATATATTCGCTTGTGAGTCTGTTTCCAGCTTTAATTACTAAAGAATGATTAAAATCGACATCCGGAAGAATGTCTTTAAGCCTGCCGTTTGCAACAATTGTTTCGTGTGTGTTGTCGATTGTGTTGTAGATATTAAGCAATCCCATTATAAAACCTCGTAAATATTTGCGATTTTATAGGCTGCTATCCTTGAAATCCTTACTCCCTGGTTTGTAGTTGCATGAATCATGTTCTGACTATTGAGCGCAACTCCAATATGAAGCGTATTTTTTATATGAAATTCCAAAATTGAGCCTTCTGTAATAAAGTCAGTTTTGCGAACATTCAGAAGCGGCGCATACTTTGCCGAAAGCTCTTTGTCATGGTTGTTATAAACTACATCCTGCAGAGTTTTTCCGAGCCGCTTTTCTACCAGAATTGCAAGGCCGTAACAATCGAGCCCCGAAAGGCTGCGCCCGTTTTCTCTATACGGGATGCCGATTAAATCTGATACATCTATCAAGCGTTACCTCGGTTCAGGTCTGTATCATACTTGTAAACGGTAAAAACCATATCAAGGCGGCCGTCAGATTCGAGAGCAAAAGAAAGCTTGTTATCGTCTCCCATTGAAACAGTACCGTAAAAATGACGATAGCTTTTGATTTCCTGAATCTGGCCGTTTATCAAAATACCTTCAACATCAAGAAAATAGTAATAATCTGCGTTTTCTACCCATTCAACAAGCTCATAATTATCTGTTGCAAAAATATCGAGCTTTGCACCTTCGCCGGACTTGTTCGGCTCAGTATATTCAAAACTTGCGGGCTTGTAGACTTCATTCTGGTATGTTACCTGTTCGTTATTATTGATATAACGGAGGGTGCCGGCTGTTGGATGCGTAAGCTTTATGAGAAAATGTCTTGAAAAGTTACCGCCGTTAAACAGCAGATTAAATATTTCTGATTGTGTCATTAAAATACCTCTTCAATTTCCATTGAAAGAACACGGGTTGTCTGATCCGTATCTTCTGGGTCGGGAATAGAAACAAAACGGTAAACGCTGTTTCCGAGAGCTGTACAAGTGAAGGCATTTGCGTTCTGGCCTAATACATCGTTGTACCAAGTCCAGAAGAGGGCAAGCTCTGCTTTTGTAACTTCGAGCTTAACCTTAAATGTCATCAGTTTTTTAGTGTTTATCTGATAACTGACCTGACGGCCAGAAAGATAAGAAACTGTTTCTGTATTTTCCTTTGGCTTGTCGTTTCCACTGAAAAATCTTGTATTTACTGTTGAAGGCCATGTATAAACATTCATTCTCTTAAGCTCCTATAAATAAGATGCGCCCTGTGCTCTTCCCTGGGCTACGTTCATACTTTGTGTGTATGTTCCTTTTGCCATTTCTGCGTTGATATGTCGGTCAATCAAAATAAGCAAGCCGTCCGGCGAAAGCTGTGTTTTTACTGAGGCGTCGGTGTTGTTCTGAATGTTTACCGGCATATTTACAACCGCGCCGCTTCCACCTTCCGCGCCGTTTGCAAGCTTCCAGAGGTTTGCCTGCTGCTGTTCTGTCAGAATCATTTCTCCGGAATTTACATTTGCATGCACTCTGTCGCCTGAATAGCTGGCACCCTGAACAATACCACCGGTTGCAAAACTTGGTGCTTTCGGCTTATTCGCAACAATTGTCGCAATCTGAATCGCTCCTGATGCACCGATAAGCGCTGCAAGAATAGGGCCGGCATAAGGGCCGCCCTCGGCAAGTGCCTTTGAAACGCCCATTGCAATATTTGCAGTTGCCTGCAGAAAGCTTGCCGTCCATTCCCACATCTTAAGCTTGTATTCTTCCTGAGCGGCTTTCTTGTCGAGTTCCTTTTTCTTTTCGCAGTATTCCTCATAGGAAATAATTCCATTTGTATACTGCTCGGAAAGTGAAGCCATGGCTTCCTCGTTTTCCTGCTCGTTGTTCTGTCGTACAAGATTTGTAATGCCGTTTGTAATTTCTGCGAACTTCTCAACGTAGGTTGTTACTGTTTCGAGGTTCTTCATAATCTGGTTTGTAAGTTCCTCGGTTTTTACAGCATCAACTAAAGCTTCAAGAGCTTCCTTCTTCTGTGCAAGTTGTTCGTATGCTTCGCCGGTTTCATCAAGCGTATTCATGTATTCTTCCAGAGCGGCTATTTCATCCTTAATCTGTTCTGAAAGCAAACTTTCTTTTGTACCCACAAAAGAATTTGCCTGAGAAATAAGGCTTTCTGCCTCGCTCTTAAGCTGTTTAAGTCTTTCCTCTGAATCCTTGTCAACCGTCTCTTTGTTTTCACCTTTCTGCTTTATAAGGTCATAAAGGCGCTTGATCTCGTCGGCATATTCCTGAATGTCGGATGTATTCCAGTTCAGTGTATTATATTTTTCAACAAGCTCAAAAAGTCCTTTCTGTCTTACCTGAATTTCACCTGTAATTTTTTCCTCTTCAGTAAGTGACTCACCGAGCTTTTCGCGCTGGGCTATCTCTTCCTTGTAGTTCTTAATTTTCTGCTCATAAGCTTCCTGCGCCGCAATGGCAGCTTTTTCTTCTGCAATCAATTCTGCACTTGTGATCTCGTTCTGAATAGTAAGAATTCCCTTTTTATATTCCTGACTGTTCTTAAGCTTCTTTTCATAAGTCTGGGCCTGAACAAGAATTGTCTGTTTTGCGGCGGCGGTTTCTACTTCCTGAGATTCTTCTACAAGTTCCTGGAACCTTTCAAGCTGTTTTTTGTCGATTTCAACGTTTGTAAGTTCAATAAGCTGTATGTATCCATCATTAAGCTTTTCAAGTTCGGCCATTTCATCCTTAAGCTTCTGACCAGCTTTCCCATTCTGCTTACGTTCTGAGAGTTCATCATATTTTTTCTGCAGTTCATCAATCTTATCAAGATTTTTATCAATGAGCTGTTCTGCTCCGCTTTCTATGAGCTCAAAATCTTCAAGACTAGCAGTGCCTTTCTTTGCGCGTTCCATAGCTGCAAGAACGGCTTCAGCATCCTCTCTGGTCTTTCGCAGTTCACTGAGATAACTTGAAAGGTTTGAAAATGCTTCTGTGAAAAACTTACGCATAGGAACTGAAGCATATTCAAAAACGGCGCCCATCTCTTCCTTCAGGTCGCCTGCAGCATTTTTGAGCTGTTCTGCAGAGCCGGTTGCAGCAGCAGTTTCCTCTGCCATTCCCTTAAACTGTTCGGCAATGATTTTGACTGCTTCGCCACTTTTCAGCTGTTCTTTTGTGAGTTCTTTAATCTTTGAAATCTGGTTTCCGAGCTGGCCCGCTGTTCCGCTGAAAGTCTTATTCAATGCGGTAACTGCAGCATCAAGCGACATCATACCGCTTGCAGAAACATCAAGAGCGGCGCTCATAATATCCTGAATCTCAGTTTGAGTACGTCCAGCGGCGGCCAGCTGTGCCATCATAGGAAGTAAAGTTTCATCGCCTACAGTTGAAATACTCTGAAGGTGTGTTGCATAATCTTCAAGCTGTCTTACTGAATCGTGATTAAGATACGGGTTATTCTTTGCAGCAACTTCAAGCTGCTTTTCGGCTGTTATCTGGACTCTGTAAGCTTCTTCAAGTTCTTTTACGGCTTCAGCGCCTTTTTTAATGGCTGTTGTAGCTAAGCCCACGGCCTTTGTTGCAGCTCCAAAAGCAACGCCCATTTTTACAACGTCAGAGCCTTTGACCTGCTTTGCAAACTTGTTTAATTCAGATGTGATTCCCTGAATGCCTTTTTTTGCTTCGTTTGTATCTGCAGTGATTTTAATTGAAGCGTTTTTTGCCATATATTATTTTCCTTGACAACATGCAATATAGATTTATAATAAAGTCAGATTGAGAAAGGGGGTAATATATGGCTGCAATCCTTGCAATTAGTTATGTAGTTGGTTCAGTTCTTATCGCTGCGCTTCCTCTTGGTCTGTCAATTCTTCTGGCTTATCTGTTCATCAAGAAATTCAACTAATTACTTAAACAGTTTATTAAACTTCTCTAAATCTTCCTGAACCTTTTCTCTGTCCTCGTTTGGAAGTTCCCACGCATTTCGCAATTTCTGCATCTGTTTTCCGTACTCGGTTTTTGTATCACCAGACCAGCCGCGCCAGCTCATTATCTCATTGAGCTTTGTGCCGTGTAAGCCGGAAAGTAGGGCGAGGAACTTGTGCCAGTGCATCTCTATTATGTGACCGTTTTTGTCGGTCTGCAGTAAGTCAATGCCGTACTGTTCCAGGAAAGCTGCGTAAATATAGTCAGCGTCAATTGTGTAATCAAGGATTTTTGCGCCGGAATCTTCGCCGCTGGTTTTTCTTGGCAGTTCATTTTTCGGCATGTAAAAATCAAGAAGCTTTTTGAAAGCTTCGGCTTTCATTTCTGCAGCTGGAATTTCATCTTCATAAACGAAATCAACGGCATCAATGACCGCGCCTTTCTCGTTTACTGCCTCGGAAAAATTAAACCATGTGCGGAAATCTGTTTTAATATTAAAAAACTTCCCGCCGCAATCAATACAGTCGGGAAGCTTTACTTTTGCAAGGTTAAGCATTAGTGTGACGAATAAGTTCCTTCTGTGAAAGTTGGAACGCCGTCAGAAATGGTAACATAACCTTTCTTTACGGTGCCGGCAAAGTTTGTGTCAAAGCTGAGTGTTGAATCAACACTGTTCAAATCACTCAAGATAATTGTACAGTCAACGCGCCATGCCTTGAAGTGTGTCGGTGTTGTTGCAGCATCAACCGGCTCCTGGAAGAATACAAGCAGAAGTTCGCTCTTTGCCTTATCTCCGGTGTCCTGATTGAAGAACTTTCCGAAAATGAAGTCATAATCAGGTTCTTCTTCGTGCATTACAAGTGGAGTGTTGAAAGAAGGCTTATACTGCTTAAGCTCTGTTGTTGGTGCCTCGTCGCAGATATAATCGCGATCCTCTGTTTCTGGATTCATATTCAAGTCAAACGCTGTTGACATACAGATACGCATCCAGTCTGGGGTTGTCTTATTAACAAGCCCAGTTTCGCTGTCTACCGCTTTATTCAAAAACGGAGCAATCTGATGTTTCTTTACCATGGTAACATCTCCTTATAAAGATTTAATAAAAGAGTCAGTTGATAACTTCCTCGGTATCAGTTGCAAGAGTGATCTCGAAAGCCGTCATCTGCTGAGCAACCGCGCCGGTATCTGGATAAAACTGAATCTGTGTAATTTCAGTATCTTCAACACCCAGCTTTGTAGTACCGTCAACGTTGCTCAGTTCCGGATTCTTTGCCTGAGCAATGCGGAACGCTTTTGCATAACGGAACATTCTCTTGACCAGAAGAGAATACTTTTCTTTCTGAAACAAGAATGTAACTGTAAACTCTGAACGGTCGGAAAATCCGTTTATAAACTCTTCATCCGGCTGTTGTGTCTCCGGAAGAATCGAAACGATCACACCGGCTTCATATCGCGACAAATCAACCGTACCAAAAACAATGTTTTTCTCTGCAATCTGTGAAAGTGTTACACCTTCACTTGCAAGCCCCGAAAGCTCTGCGTTTACATCTTCCAGAATAAACTTTTTAATAGCTTCTGCTATCTGCTCCATATATTACCCCCAGTATTTTTCGAGCTCTTTATCAATCATTTTCTGAACATCGTCCATGTAAGCACCGCTTTCTGCATACTGCTGACCGGCCTGAACAAAACCACGCGGCGTAATATGCCAGCTCTTAGCCCGTTTTGTCGGGCCATCGTGTCCGTAGCTAAGGGTCATTGCTTTCGGAAAGATTGTGCGATCTTTACCAATCAATGCCTTCGGATACACGTTCGCCTGGCTGCCGTCTTTTTTTACCTTGTACACATAAGCCTTCAAAAGTTCGCCCGTGCGCTTCTGCAAATCGCTTGTGTTTATAGCTGCCTTGATGCGCTTTGCAGTTCCCCTTGCCGCAATTCTTAAAACGCTCTTCTGGATAGCCGGAAGGCTTTTTGATGTTCCTGCAAGGGCCTGCTGTACTTCTTCAATATCAACAGAAGCGTTAATTATCTGATTCGCCATAAACCAAGCCCTCTACAGTCCGCGCCCAGAGCTCCCATTCCTGAACAAGATACTCATAATAAATTATTGTCATAGCGTAATCGCGGAGCGTTTCGGGTGCCTTAAGCTCCGAGCGTTCCGGCTGCGGCGGAAGTGTGATTTCTGCCTTCGGCTTACTTACGCACCCTGTTATTGTTAGAATTGATAACAGCAGCAACAATATCTGCAATTTCTTCATCTGTCTTTGCCTCCTGTAGAGCAGATTCTGTTTCTTTCTGGTCGTGTTTGATTTCTGCAAGCTCTTCTGCATGCTGTACAAGCTGCGCAATGTTCTTTTTAAGACTTGCAATTTCATTTTCGTATTTGATGCGGTCGGCCTTCGCTTTCTGCATGTTTTTAATGCTGACATATACAACCCCCGCAAGCATTGCGATTAAAGCTATAATCACAAGATAAAGTGTTAATGTATTCATCTTCTAACCCTCATCTTTTGTTTCAGTCTCGGTATGTGAGCCTATAGCATCACCGATTGCAAAAGCTGCCTTCTGGCCCGCATTAACACCCAGATACATCATAGAAATTGCGAAGAACCAGCTGAGAACCTTTTCAATGAGTCCTGTCATTGATTCTGTGATTTCATGTGTAATAATCATTACTGCAGTACAGAAAATCATCACAAGAATTGTAATAATGAGCCATACAATCCATACTAAGAACTTACGGCTCTTAAGTTTTTCATCCATCTTAAATCCTCCGTTAATAAGGTCATAACAAAAAAGCCCCGCAAAATGCGGAGCCTTTATTTAATCTGACAAATCGACACTATTTATTTTTAGTATCTTTTGCCCGAAGCATTGACTTAATGAACAAAATCAAAACGCCAATTGCTTCGATGATTCCGAAAATCAGAGTCGGAATTTTTGCAACATTACCGGCATCAACGCCGCCAAGAATCAAAACCGCTGTACCTACAGCAACCATTATCCAGGCAATTACCTGTACCCAGATGTTTTTAAAGAAATTTTTCATTTCTTCCTCCTTGCTATTTAAGCTTGATAATCCGCGCCGTTACCGGCCGGCCCTTATCTACACAGTTTGATTGTTTGAGCGGATTGAAAGCTATCATTCCACGCTCAACGCCTACCCAGTGCCCGTTTCCTTTATAGTCATAACGCACCGGAGTTCTATCTTTAATTGATAGAATGTCTTTGATGTCTTTGAACTGAACCGAAATTTCACGGCCCGTCAGGAACTTTACAGCCTCAGCCCAGTGAACAGTGCAATCCTTTTCAATTACTCCGGCGTTTATCATGTCGTTTACAAGCTCGATGGCTTCCAGATCATCGGGCTCTATTCCAAGACACCAGAGCAGCACAAAAGCACAGCATCCGTATTTTCCGATTGTTTCAAGCCTTTCCGGCGAAACTCTGGAATAGAAATCTTTGCAAATAGTCTGCGGATTCTTCATTTCAAACCTACCTTAATAAGAACAAAGGCAACCAGCCCCGAAACAACAGCCGAAATAAGAGGATTCAGCCAGCGTTCAATATTTTTCTTCTGATTGTTTTTAAGGTCTTTAATACAAGCCTCGACAGCATTCATTCTGAAGTCTAAAGCCTGCTGCTGAAGCTGTAAATTAAGAACCTGATCTATTTTTTGCTCAATCTGTGTAAGTCGGTATTCCACTAAACTCTCTTCTTTTTTTTCATCTGCCATAGAACACCTCCCTAAAAAATACGCTTATACTGCGCTATCTGTTTAAGAAAGCGGTCTGCTGTAAAATTATTGAATACACGGGAACCTGTATCGGCAAAGCTTGTAGAACTTACCGCAAGATTTCCGCCCGCACTTTCCCACAAGAGGGAAGCAATCTGAAGCGCCGTTGTCTTGATGATGTCCGGCACAGTTGCAAATCCGGCTGTAAAAGTAATTGTATAGCGCACACCTTTTTGAAAAACGGAGTTGTCAACAAAACAGATGTAATTTCCATTTTCAACTTCGATTTCGTTCGGGTTATGCTCCGCGCCATCTACAAAAAACGCAGTTATGGCAGAAACCGGCATTGCACAAAGCGCCGCCAGTGCTCCATTATCACCTTTGACAACCTGAGTGTATGTCTGCTGCTCCGGATCATATCCAAGATAATCACGCACCATTTCCATTGCAGAATTGCAATAGTCAGCCGGCTTTGTGTCGCCTTCCTCTACGTGCTTATCCTGGAACTTCTGCAGCATTTCACTTGTAATAAAAGTCATAGGCTTTATTCCTCGATAATTTTACATTTACCGATTTCGGCAAGGGCCTTTGCATCTGCAAGCGGAATTTCGCCTGTATCTCCGGCGTCAAAAGTTCCGTATGATGCACAGATTAAGCCCAGAAAGCGAACTTTTACATTCTTGTAATATTCGCCGGCTGGAACAACCGGAGCCTTTGCCTTTACTGCCTCTGCAGTTTCCTTTACAGCTTCAATATCAGCTGTTTCGACAGCCTTTGCAGTTGTATTATTCTTCGCCATCTTCCTTTTCCTCCACATCTTCCTTTTCAACAGCTTTTACAGCTGCAGTTTTCTTTTTCATCCCATAATTGAGATTTTCAACCATACCGTCCCATTCAAGCCTCATGCCAAGGGCGGCAAGATATCCGATAACAAAAGCAAGAGCTGGGCGTTCTTCAATATATTCTGCCTTAGCGTTCATCGGTGCGCCGACAATAGAAACTTCTTTATAGCCGGATAACCAGGCATAAATCAGAAGCGCACTGACGGAATTATTTACCGGCAAGCCCATCTCATACACTGAATCAGGAAGCTCATAGGTTGTGTTTTCGTATTTAGTCTTGATTCCGTGTAACTCAAAATACCTGTCAGCACCTTCTCGCGGGTCTGTTCCAAGCATCCACAATTCACAATTTTTTGTACGGATTTCAGCAACAGTTTTCTCCATGTTAGCCTTTCCGCAGATAATCAGCTTTTTCATATTAAGATAGTCAGATAAATAAAAACCCCTGCCGGAGGGGGCAGGGGCAAACATTACAACAATGGCAGTGTAAGTTTTATATCAAAAGCGGCATGCTTATGATTCACTACGATGATACAGTTCCAGTTGATGTCTTGTTTCCAACCTTAAGGCGAGTAAATGCTTCGCCGAGTGTTGGCATACCATCTGCAAGAGTATGACCGAGGTATCCGATCTGATTCTTGCCTGCAAACTTTTCAACAAGCAGCTGGATTTCAACGTTCTTCCAGTAAGCAAACTTGTAATATGTCTTGAAATCACCAAGAACAATTACATACTGGTTTGTAACAACCGCATTTGGAGCGAACTCGCTTTCGATTACTGGCATACCGAGAATTTTATCTGGTTCGCCATCACGCAAGCCAGGGCGCCACAAATACTGTCCGTCGTTATCCTTCAAGAGCATAATGCCCTTAAGAATGTCTGTGTGCATTACCCATACAGCGTTCTTGCGATATCCTGGGCGGAGGTTCATCTTCATCTTGATGAGGTCATCGGCACAGCAAGGCATGTTACTTGCCTTTGTATATGCTGAGCGGTCAGATGTAACATCGCGAGTTGTTGGAACTCCGTTTGCAGATGCAGTGAATACACCGAGAGGCTGTCCTGAACCTGTACCGGTAAGGATTCCCTTCTCGAATGCTGACATAAACTTGTAAGCAAGCTTTTCTCTTACAAGCTGGTCGATAGGAACAGCAGAAGTTGCAAGCATCTTCTTTGAAACTTTTACAAGTTTTACAAGGTCTGTAGGAATAAGCTCGCGCTTACCAAAAGCCCATGTTGAATCACCAGTGATTTCGTCATCTGGCACTTCATTTGACCATGAAGCATCAGAAGCATCTGCTGATTCATAAGGCAAACCAAGAGAACCGGCTCCGCTTACTGGAACCTTGTCAACGATCTTGTAAAGCTGTGTATCTTTTTCAACAGCAGCAATTACTTCTTTTGAGAACTCTTCAGGAGCGAGGGCGTAGCCGTTACCCTGAGAGCCGGATGTTCCGACGTTAAGGTCACGCTTTTCGCCCATAAGGAACTTGCGGAATTCTTCTTTTGCATCGTTTGTTGATGCGCCGCGGCCTTCGTCAGCTTCTGGCTTTGGAAGATCTGTTGCAAATCCAGCAAGAGCGGCCTGACGCTCTTCTGCCATAATCTGAGCTGAGAGTTCTCTCATCTCTTTTTCTTTTTCGTCGTAGAGTTTTTTCTCTTCGTCGGTGAAGTCTCTCTTTTCTGTGAGAAGCTTCTCGTTCATTTCGCGCATTTCAGCGATAAGCTGTGCGCGTCTAGCTTTCTTATCCATAAAGCTTAATCTCCTTAAATTAAGAATTACCGAGCAGTTCGAGCTCGCGCTTTCTTGCTTCGGCTTTCAAAACTGCCTGACGTTCTTCTTCCGCTTTCTTTTCAGCTTCCAGTCGCTCCGCCTGAAGCCTCTCGATCAATCCGTCTGAGTAGCTTCGTGCTGAAATAGAAGTGTGATCATCAGCTGGAATGCTGACAACCGAAACATCATACAGCTTTCTTATCTTGGTTATAGTGCGTAAAATTACGCGCTTTTCGCCCTCTGTAAACTCTTCTATTTTGTCATCATCAACAACAAAACGGTAAGACATCTTTGTAAGATATCCGCCTTCGATTTCTTCGTGAATCTTGCGGCCTTCTTCTGTTCCGCCCAGGTATGCGTCTACCTTCAGGCCCTTCTGTTCGATTGTGAGCTTAAGGGTGCCGTTTGTCTGACGGGCAAAAACGCGGCCCTCATGGTTCAGATTAAAAATAACATCTGACATGTCACATTCATCGAAAGCATGTGAATCAACCTGTTCGCGGATTTCGTACTCTGTGCCGCCCCATTTTTCGCGGTAAAGAACGAAAGGCTGATTAAACATTGTGGAATAACCAGAAACGCGATATTCCGGCTTTTCCTTGTCATTCTGAACGGCACGCAGTTCCATGTTTCTGTACTGCTGACCGTTTTTTATTCTTTCAACCAGTTTTTCTACATCCATTTTGTTTATTCCTCCTTAATAGGGTCAGATGTGGTTTTGCCCGCGTCAGCGGGATTCTGTGCGGAAATCTTGTCGATTGTGGAAAGATTAACCGGCATAAAGTGCTGATCTCCCCATTTTTCGTTTGTTTTCGGAAGGTTTTCACGCTCGAATATCTGATTCGGCGTGTAAACTCCGTTTGTAAGGCCTTTGGTATACATTTCCATGCGGCTTTTGTAGTCTGCACGGAGCATTGTATCTGTATCAAACTCGACATAGTGGTCGTTTGCGAACGGATAAGTAAGCAAGCGGTCGAGATACTGCTGCAAGCGCACAATCCAAGGGCTGAGAGTATGCTGCAGAAAGAAAGTGTTTGCCTGTTCCTGATTCGTGAATTTCGAGTCGTCTTTTCCAAGCATGAAAAGCGGAACGCGGTAGATTTTAGCAACCTCGCGCTCTGAATAAGTGCGGTTTTCTGCAAGCTGAGCATCTGAATTGCTGGCAAGGTCAAGCGCACTTGCTTTCATGCCGTTTGCAACAATAAACGGGTCGTTTGCGTGGTCTCTGCCGCCGTAAGCATCCAGAATACGCTCTTTAAGCTTCTGCGCATCCTCTTTGTCGAACTTCTTCTCAGTCTGTGGAACCTCAATCAAAAGCTTAGAATGAATTCCGCCATCAAAACTGTCGTTTGTGTATTCGTCCAGAGTCAAACCAAGCTTTGCAGCATGGAACGCATAAGCAAGCGGCGACACACCGCGGATGGTTCCATATCTGTAAGCCGGAATATGAAGCACATAATCAGGGCGGTATTTATAAACCGCGCCCTGGTAACTGTATTCATAATAGACATCACCGTTATCGTCATAACAGATGCGCACCCGTTCTGGTGGTAATGGTGTCAAACTTTTTGCGGAACCGTCCGGATTTCTCGCAACAAAAATAAAAGCGTTACCGTCAAGCAGTAAATCTGTTGTGATTGTCTGCTTAAAAGTGAAAGGTGCGTCGTAAAAGTTCGGGCGTTTGCGCAAAAGATACGAAAGAGAAGGGCGGTCATCTCGCATGCGGCCTGAGTCTGTTTTCTTGTAAACATTGCATGTCATCTGTGCAATAGAATCTGCAATCAGCATGACACACGCAGAGACAGTTGTATTCCGCATGAGCTCACCGCGGCTCATGTTTGGATAAAACAACAGCGAGCCGGTCGGTCTTGAAACGTCCGGAAGCTGCTTATCTGTCTGTACTCCGCCGGATGCACGGCGGACTTCTAAACCTAGGATTTTCATATCAAAAGAGTCACATTATCTAAAATCAAAAATTAAAAGAGTCAGAATACCATATCATCAACGCTCACCGGCGCTTTTGCTTCGTCTGCAAGAGCCACTTCAAGGCGGTTGTTTGCCATAATTGAAGTGATAACACCATCAATGCGTTTGCTGGTTTTGTTTGTGTCCGGCTTAATCGGCTTAATATTTCCGTTTGCATCCGGCTTTACAGTCGCACAGCTTACCATCCAAGCCATGACCGGATTGTTATCTATGATAGTACCCTCGGCAATTGCCTGTTCCCATGCCTTTGAAGGCTCACTCATGCCGGTTATAGACTGCGAGAACTCAACACAGTCAAACTCTGACTGTAAATCCTGAATAAGATATTCTGCAAGGTTTCGGTCGTAGGCTATTTCCTGAATGTCGTACTTTTTCGCATCTTCAAGAATCTGTTTAAGCATAAAAGAAAAATCCTGAGTGTCTCCTGGTGTGGCTGTAATATAGCCCTGCTGTATCCATTGCCGGATTCTGTAAGAATCCTGTTTCATTTTTGCGTCAATCTGTCCTTCCGGAATGAAAAAGTAATGCTTTGCATAGCGCTTGCCCTTATCGAGAGCGAAATACCAGGTTAAAGCAGTAAAATCTAGGCGCTTTGAAAGGTCAATGCCTCCCCAGCATCGCAAACCTTCAAGGTTATTCTCATTAAATCGCTTCTGACACTTAGCCCAGCGGCGATCATTTATCCATACTTCTGCAACGTTGAGCCATTCGTTCAGGTTCTTTGTTCTGAACGCTGTCTCTGCAGATGCAGAAAGGCATGCCTCTTTATAAGCTGAGCGCATGGCATCCATTTCAACCGAGACACCCAGATTCGGATTCGCTTTATACCAGTTCTTTTCATTTTTCCAGTCGTCACCTTTGTCGAGCTCGTAAATAATGGCAAAATACTCGTCATTTTCATAACCAGCCGCGCCGGAAAGCATCTTTTTGCATTTTTCGTATTCTTCAAAGCAAGGCGCGTTTCTGTTGTTTCCGGCCGTTGTGATGATAAACATTAACGGTTGAACGCGGGCCCTCATACCAGTGTCGATTACATCCAGAAGCTCTGTTGTTTTGTGTGCATGGTATTCATCAATAATTGCGCAAGATGGGTTGAGACCATCGAGGGTATTTGAATCTGATGCAAGCGGCTTCATTGCGCCGTCTGCACAAGTAAGAGAGTGGGCGAGCGGCTTAATGTACTTCTTCAAGTCAGGCGAATATTGAACGGTTTTCTTTGCATCATCAAAAACAATACGGGCCTGGTCTTTCTTTGTTGCTGCGGAATACACTTCCGCGCCTGGTTCGGTAAGAAGATCATAAAGCGAAACGCCTGCAGCAAGAAAAGATTTTCCGTTTTTTCTTGCAACCTGAATATAAGCACGGCGAAAACGGCGCTTTCCGTTGTCTTTACGCCGCCATCCGTAAATCATAGCAATAATAAACTGCTGCCATGGTTCCGGCTTAAGCTTCTGGCCCGCAAGTTTTCCCTTTGTATGCACAAGCTGCGAAAAGAAAATAATTGCAGATTGTGCCCGTTTATGATTAAACTCATAAGGGAAAGCTCCGGATTCTGCCGCTTTCATGTCGGCTATATGGCGTTTAACCGCCAGCTTTACCATTTTACAAGTTGGAATTTTACTATTTGAGACCTGATTTATATATTGTAAGTAAGTAAACTTGTAAGCTGATGCCATTATTTATAAATCTAATCACAAATTAAAGTGATCTCATTCTGCATTTTACAGCCGGCAACCTTATCTTCAGTGCTGGCAATATGATAATAATGCTCATCTGCATATACAAAAACAATCGCATCATCTTCAAGGCCTTCAAGCTCTTTTAATAATTCCTTTTTAGTCAATTTATCCATCCTCCTATATATCTTCCGGTTCTTAAATCTTTCTTCTGAATAAAAGTGTGACAATTAAAATCCTGATCTAACCGGTAACACCTACCAATTATGCCATAATATTTTTTATATAACGGAGTAAAGACCGGCAGCTGTGCCATTGCCTCATACCGCCATTTTTCGCGCATCTTTTCCTCAGGCGTTTCCGGATACTCTAAATCAAGCTCTAACTGTTCACTCAATCCTCTGCTAGCTCCCATTTTTCGTTATTGTTACAATAGCCTATTTTACACTCAGCTTCATTTCCGTAAAATTTTCTATGTTTGCAATTTGCACAATTTTTCATTTTCTCTATCTGCTGACAAAGTAACACTTCATTATGAATGCTTTTATTTAATTCATATTTGAACTGTCTTTCCATACTTTCCTTGCTTTTCTGCAGTTTTGCATACTCTGATAAGAGTTTATAATATGCATCTTTAATTGCATCTTTTTTGAGATGTATCACTATAGACCTCTGTTTTACATTACTCCCCGTATTTGGTGGAATTATTTTTTTTCTTTTATCTGTTTTAGTAGGTTGATAACCAGATTTTATTCCCATCATTTCGCATCCTCCCATTTTGAATAATCGTATTCTTCATAGTGGGTGTGGTAGTATTCTGTATTAAATATTTCTTTAAGGCTAAACTTTCTACCGACACGGCACTTTTTATCACGATGATAGAAAGGAACGCACCAGGTCACAAAATCGTTTGCAGTAACATACTCGCGGAGCCTTACCGCTTTATTCTTGAAGAAAGGATTCAGCCAGCACTTCACATCACCGAAAGTTGTGAGCTCGTCGACACCCTTCTGAGTAATATTGAAGTAATGACGGGCCGCAAGCTTTGCCATTGCACTGCCGAAACTCCATCCACGAATTACAACCTTAAAATCCGAATGACTTACAATCTCTTTCAAAAGTTCCTGAACTGAAATGTCCTCTGCAGATTTATATGCGCGAGCATAGCCGAGAGTAGTCCATGCGGTTTTATTGCCAAGTTTTACCGGCCACGGAATGAATAAAAGATTGTTTACCCAGTCGTTCTGACTGTCGCTTTCTTCAAACTGCAGCACAACTTCCTTCGGGCCGCAATCTGCAAAAACCTTAAAATCTATGTCATCACCGACAACATCATAATCTTTATAATTTTTAATATAGCTGAACTTTTCCTGCTCTTTTGTCATTTTACTCTTCCACCTCGTCAAACAATTCAGGGCTCTTAAACCAGTCAGCCCCGTAACGCTTTACAATTACACTGAAATCTTTTACATCATAATCTCGCAGCTTGAATTCTCCCTCTTTCTCCTTTGGAGTGATTTTCAATAACTGCTGGAACAAAAGAATTCTTGTTCTTCTTACGTCAAAAAATGATGTATTCGGTGAGAATACCGTAATCATAAACTTTGCTTCTGTAGCCCATTTGAACTTTTCCGGAACTTCTTCACAATCAGCATAAACCGGCATCCCGTCTTTCTTTTTGCACTTGTCACTTCTTAAACAGACAACTCCAACTTTTCCAGCTTTCAAATAAATCAATTCCGGCTCAACGCTTATCAAGTCATTAACGATAATTTCAAGCTGTTCGTCTCTTACAAAATCCTGTTCTTCCATTTTTCTATTCCTCCATATATTGCCCCGAAACAACAATTCTTAAAACTAAATCGCTGTCGGTTTTTACCTGTCTGATGTCTTTTGAAATCTCTTCCTGTTGAGTCTGCATTTCTGCAAAGCTTTGTTTTAAGCTGTCGTTATACCGCTGCATTACCGCCATATCGTGATACAATCCGGCAACAACAAAACCCGCCACTGACAAAACAAGAAGGTTAATCAAAATTAATATCACGAAAACATTATTTTTTATCACAGTTTATCCCGCCAAGCGTTTCGATAAACTTATCACAGACAGCAACACACTGAACCGCTTCTTCTGCAAGTGCGAGCGCTGCCTGTCTTGCCTGGTAAATATCTGTTGTATTCAGAATATTGACCTTCAAGCCTTCCCAGATCGTTTTGAAATGAGACTCGAAAAGCTCTAAACTTTCCGCCGCTTCTTCTTTTTCTTCCTTCAGAATTGCATAAGCTTCATGGCCGGAGTTATAAACCGCGCCGTGATCCTTTACAATGTTCTGAAGCTCATAGCAAACCGCCATTTTAATGGCTTCTGTTGCTTTTTGTGCTATCATGTTTCCTCCCTTAATCATCAAGGCCCTGTGCCTTTCTAATATCCTTAATTCTTTCAGCAACAAAAAAGCCTGCAGTAAACCACCACTTGTTTTTATTGCCCTTGCCGTGAATATTCGCAGCACTCTCTATATGAGCCTGAATATCTGGCGGCAGTTCCTTGTTTCTGAACTGCTCAAACATGTCTTTTCTTATTTTTCCCATTCCCGCCTCACTTAAAAAAGCAAACTCTTGCAGCTTCCGCGTCAAATTCTGATTTTGTCTTTGTTACGCTTCCGGCCATAGAATAAGAATCTGTTTCTTCGTTGTAATCGAAAACAGAGCCCTCAAAATAATGCTCTTCATCTGTAACAACACCGTCTTTTCTGCTGACAATTCCGAGCCATCTTTCTTTTTTGACGGTAAACGGTTTTCCATCCAGTTGAATTGTATAGTCCTTTACTTCGACACTCGCAAACATAATTCCTCCCACGTAAAATATGACTTTTTAGCCATTTCCCATTAAATCCTTTAAGAAGTCACTGCCTTCTTTTTCCTTTGGTTTTACCCTCATTCTTGTTCGGGCCTCTGGCGTAACCCCGAATTTCATCATTATTTTATGAAACCGGTTCATCTGCTGAGTATAAACATCAAGCAGATTCATCTGCGTTGTTTTATTCAGGTTCCGCAGATATTCGCCATAACTATCGTAACCGTTTACTTTTTCAAGACAGTCCTGAGCGATGTCATAAGAAGTAAACGCATCTTTCAAAATCACTGCATCCAAAACCGAAACCAGTCCTGCATTAAGCATAGCCGGAACCATTTCTTCCCACTTCTCAGCTGCACGCTTTGACAAGCTGATAGGGGCGGGGAGCGTATCAAGCGGCTCTATTGTTATACCGCGCCCGTCATGCCTGGAAGGCTTGTATGTTCCATTCGCAATATGTTCTTCTGTACTCTTTGGAGTTCTACCCATTTAATCAATCCCCAGCATTTCATTTATTACCTTATCCGGCACACCGTTTTTATATTTTTCTCTCAACTCTGAAAGTCGTTCTTTACTGTTTGTGTATCTCTTCCCAGAAAATCTGCTGTTTCCATGGTTCCGTGTTTTTGTGTAAACACCCCGATACAAATCTCTGTACTGTTCCGCGCCTATTCGTTCTCTAAGCTCAAACAAATCAGGATCACAACACTTTCGGCCCATATTTTTTTACCCCTACCGTTTTTTTTCGCACGCGCACACAAAAAAG